TCCTCCTGAGCCCGCTGTTCCTCGGTCATCATGGCGCGTAACTTGCTCACGTTTCTTCCTTGCAGAGCCGGTACTCGTAAAGACCGTTCCTAACGTAACGCTTTTCTATCTCGTTACTTCCGAATCTTGGCTTTCGCAGGTGACGGAGTTGCGCTGATACCGAGGCTTCGGGGTCGCCCGTTGCGTCAGCTATTGATCGTAGAGTGCGCCAACGGCCGTCCTTTATCTCGCTCCAGACCCGTAAGATTTGGCCTCTCAGTCTTTCTTTGTCCCTGTCGGGTTGATAATCATCGCCATTAAAGTGAGCGTTAAAATCTGGTTCTTCCATTGCCTTCACCACAATTCATCCACGTTAAATTCTGTGACCCCAGCGTTGTTGTAGGGCATCCACTCCTCCGACTCAAAGCACTTGTGAGCTATATCGATGGCTTGCTCGTTACGTGCATCCCCAAACGCGATGGCTTCATCGCTGAGCGTGTAAACGCCGTAAGGGAATGGGTACTGCTTCTCAATAGCCAAGAAGTAGAACTTGTCGGCACGTAAGCCAGCAGAGCGAGCACCGTTGAGGTAGTACGCGGCCTGCTGATAGTACCGAAAGGTATTGATCGCTGACCGGAAGCCCCGAGGCGAAGCGTCCCGGCAGGTCTTGAGGTCCCAAACGTCTGTCCCGGTGTACCAGTCCATTCGCCCTTTACACGGCTCCCCATGCCACTCCCAGCACATCACCAACTCCACCTTGTGCTCTGGCTTAGGCACGAAGTCTTTTAGAACCTCGCGGCGCTCCATGCAGACGTCGTAAAGGTCCTGCTTGATGGGGGTGCGGTCGCCCACACCCTCTAACCAATCGGCATACTCTTCCTTCCCAGCTTTCGTGCGCTTATCGACAATGGGTTCAATAGCAAACTCCTCGTCAAACTTGTGAAGCTCACCGAACACGGTGTGCTGTACGCGGCCCTCAAGCAGTGCAGGCGACTCGGATATATCGCGCTTGTTGCGCCACTGATAGGGACACTTAATGAGTGTGGTGAGATCGTGAGATCGCCATGCAGGGATCTCAGCGTACTCCTCATAGCTCATGTCCTCGTAAACACCGACCTTGAACTCTTTCATTTGGGTTCCTTGTGGTTGACCAGATGGCGGATCAGCTTGTCTTTGTAGAAGGACATTTTGCGCAGATCTTCCACGCCACCCTTGTCCTCATACCGCCATTGATACTTGAAAATTTGACCGTGAAGAAAGCCCTCGAACTTACGAGGGCCTAAGCATGACTCCATGGCATCGATACACTCGATATCCCCTTGCGTGTAGTGCTTCGGGGAAAGCACGGAGTCGTGCATCTTCTTGGCCACCTCCATCTCTTCGGCTGTGGGTAGATCGCTCATTAGAATGGCACCGGATTATTTTCTTCCGCAAACGGGTCCATGTCGTCAGTTGCGACGTCAACGACCGGTGTTGCGGTAGCAATCGGAGATCCTGCGCCACGTTTCAAAGCGGCTTGCATCTCAAAGCATGGTGCTTGCGGTTCCTTGCCAACCTCGTCACAACCGGCAATGCGGTAGCGAATAAAGGCAGGCAAATCCTCGAAAATATCACACGCGCGCTTACTGGCTTCACAGCTCTCGCCCGAAAACTCCTTACAGTAATCTTCGAGATCGAAGATCACTTGGTCGTTCTCGGTCGGTAATGGACGCAACTGTTCATTTTCATCGAACGCATTTACGAAAGCATGGACATTCGCCACTTTAGCGCGCCCAGTTTTGGTATGCTCGATCGACAGCTTGCATCCTTTACCCACGAGTGTCGTCGGATCGAAGCCCTGCTTCTCTTCGTCTGTGAAGGATCGATTGATCCATGACGTGACGTGTTGGTAGAGTTTCGACTTTTCGTTGAGCGATGCAGTGTAGTTGCCCATGACTGACATACGGCGGCCGTCCTGCATTGTGCACTCGGTCAATTCCCAAAAGAGAAAGATTTTATGTCTGACGTTTACTTCGCCCTGAAAATCCTCTTCAGCGCTTCCACCGTCTATCACGCGGTAACAGATGGCTTTATGTTCTCCTACTGGCGGCACTTCGTACTCAGTGTCTCCGCCCCCTCCTACAGAAAGTTTCATTGGCATGTAAGTTCTCCTTGATGGTTTATACAAACTTGCACTAGTATACACATCTCTGGGAGGGGCTCAATATGGCAATGAAGATAAAAGGTGGTTCAAAAAATTTTAGTCGACCTCTCTCCAACGATCTACATCGAGAATTCATCGACTGGTTAGGTGCACTCGGCGTAGAGCCAGATCCAAAGAAAGGGTTAGTGGTTGGAGGTGAGATAGGGCGCGCCTACACGGTTGTAGATGGGCGCCGAAAGAACAACGCATGGTATCAGGTATGGTTTGATCAGGACCGGCCGTATGGCCATGCAGAGCGTTATGACATTGGTCCACTGGGTACGTGGAAGGCTGAGGGTGGTGACATACCGAAGCTGACCAAGGCGCAGAAGGAAGAGATTGAGAGGGCTAAGGAACAGGCCCAGCTTGCGCAGGAAGTCGAGCAGACCAAAGTAGCCAAGAAGGCGCAGACCATGTGGGATCGGGCGGCGGAGTGTGACATCCATCCGTACCTCGAAACCAAAGGTGTGCCCTCGCATGGGTTGCGGCAGTACAAAGACGCGCTATTGATCCCGCTGTTCAACAGCAACGGTGCGGTGCAGACGCTTCAGTTCATCAACGAAACCGGAGAGAAACGCTTCCTACGTGGCGGCAAGAAGAAGGGCGGTTTCTACTGCATTGGCACCGACTTTCTGGCCGAGGCTACGGTCATCAACTACGCCGAGGGATACGCAACGGCCGCTAGTTATTACGCACACCACCAGCAACCTGTCATGGTGTCCTTCGATGCTGGCAACCTACAGCCAGTAGCGGAGGCAGTATTCGCTGTCTATCCAGACGCGAAGCACGTCTTTATCGCGGACTTCGACGAGAGTAAAACGGGCGAGCAGAAGGCTATTGCGGCCGCGCAGGCTATAAAGCAGGCAGGCGGACGGGCGGAAGTGCTTATGCCTGAGCAGATCGGCGACTACAACGATGTGGCGCAGGCTGTTGAGGGTGAGCTGATCCCGAGGCTACAAGAGGTCGCTGTTCCGCAGTCGTTTGAGTTCGAGAAGACGGATCGCGGCCGGATGATGCACACGAAGGCGAATCACGAGGGTGTGCTAAAGGTGAATGACATCGACGTGGCTTACGATGTGATCAAGAAGCGCATGAACGTGCATATACCTGACATGACATTCATTGCGGACCTCGAAGAGGATGCCGCCATCACTGAGATCGAAGATCGGTGCATTCAACTCATGGTGCCGCACGATCGAGTACGCTTCAATTTGAAGCTGTTAGCTCGGGAGAGCAATCCTGTGGCGGAGTGGATCGAGTCGCGGCCATGGGATGGAACATCGCGGCTTCAACAACTGCTCGACACGGTAAACGCCGAGGATAACGAGCTTAAAGAAATACTCATGACCAAGTGGCTTACCTCATGCGTTGCGGCGGCCTGTGGGGACGAGGGTGTATCCAGCGAGGGTATCTTGGTCTTCGTGGGTAGGCAGGCGCTCGGTAAGACCCAATGGATGAAAACGCTGGCACCCCAGAAGGACTGGCTACTCGAAGGTGCGACACTCAACCCCGGCGACAAAGACAGCGTCAAGCAGTGTGTGAGCCATTGGATATGTGAACTCGGAGAGTTGGGTAGCACGTTCAAGAAGGCTGACCTAGATCAACTCAAGGCCTTCATTACCAGAAGCCATGACGAGCTACGTCTGCCTTATGATCGCGGGTTCTCGCGGTATCGGCGGCGCACGATTTTTTACGGGTCAGTCAACGAGAATGAATTCCTAACTGATCCCACCGGCAACCGAAGGTTCTGGGTTGTGCGAGTGCAGGGCATCAACTACCGGCACAAGATCGATATGCAACAGGTGTGGGCTGAGGTGAAGGCGCGCTTCTTCGATACAGGCGAAGGCTGGTTCCTGACCAGTGAAGAGCGAGCGCTACTGCAAGAGTCCAACGAGCTGTCGAGGACGCAGTCTGTGGTCGAAGACCTGATCCTTCAGCGGGTCAAGTTCACATCGACGATGGTGCGCCCGGTTCAGATGACGGAGCTGTTGAGAGACCTTGGGGTGCGGTCGCCGAGGGTGGCGGACTTTAAGGAAGCGGCACGAGTGTTGGCGGCGAATGGATGCGTTCCGCGCAAGAGTAATGGGCGCAAGATATACGACATTGACTACGAGCCTATCATCGAAGATGGGGGCTCAGTGCCGCCTCCGAAGTGGGATG